GTATTGACTTTATTCAGGATTTTTTCATAATCTTTTGTTGCTAAGGTTGCAGAATCTAAACCTGGTACAAGTTTTGCAAGCGCTCTAAATTGTCCTCTTGTGCCTGCAATAATTGCGTTTGTTGTAGTGAGTAAATCAGCACCTGATGATGCACTTACATCTAAGGCGGTTTGCATTAAATCTTGTGCTGCAGCAGTTGAACCAGTGGCTGCGGTTAGTCGCGCCATAGCTGGGCGCAAATCGTCATCTACAACTGAAAATTGCTTTTGAAGCCGAGTTATGTAGGTTTCTACCCCTGCAATTGCTTCATCAGTAGCACCTGTTGTATTGCGCAAAGTATTGGCAAGAAGCACTTGGGATTTCTGATCCGCCATTGCTGCCTGAACTGAGTCTTTGCCTAATTTAAGTGCAAATGCCGCTGATGCTACCCCTGCTATTCCAAATGCACGCTTGGCATTTCGAGCAAAATTATCAAAACTTTTGCTAAGTGTGGCAACATCTTTTTGAGCAGCCTTTGAACCTTTGTTGGAATACTGGGTGAGTATGCGGGCTACAATTGCGCCTGTTGCCATTTGTTATGCTCGCTCTCTGTTCAAATGTCTTTGCAAATCTGCCTTTGCTTGTTCCAAAGCACGATTTACATTTGCTTCAATTCTTGCTCTATCTTTATCAACTACGCGCCATACTACACGCGAAGCCTTACCAAATCTGTTGCCAAGAGTACGCAGGAATTGCCCACTTGAAGATTGGGCAGTTACTCGGTTTGTACCTGATGCAACACGACCTGCAACTTCAAAAATTGCACCCGCTGCAGACTTGTTCAGCAATGCACCAGCACTGGTTGTGTAATCGCCTCTGCGAACCTTGCCTTCGGCTTTTGTCTTTGTGATCTTGCTTTTAACTTCGCCAGCGTTCCATCCTGGCCAACCAGCGCCACCGCGAGTGCGACCTTTGGCAGCATCTGCCTTACGCCAGCCACTCATCGGTGGTTCATCAGGAATAATTGCTTTGGCATCACGCTGAGCGCTGGCAAGTTCAGTATTGATAACTTTGTTGAAACGCTTTACTGCATCCTTATCAAATTCTTTTAAGTCTGCAAGTGTTTCTTTAATCCCAGTTAAAACAATTACATCATCAGCCATTGGCCTTAGCTCGTTCCTTTAAGTAAATTGTCATTGCTTCAAAGATACCTTCGGGAGCATCTAATAAATCAATTGGGCTAATTCCTGTCTCAACCGCAACTGCCGCTATTGTGTAAGTTAAGCTGTTGCGGTGGATTCGAAAGAACTATCAGCATCCAATTCGGCACTGATAATTGAATCTAGGTATTCAGGGCCAAATAATTTAACAGGTGTTCCGCCATTATTTTGAGCATCTACTTGCTGGCATTTCCAAGCAAGCCAATAGATGTGTTCAATTTTCTGTTGTTCTCCAAGTAACTTGGGCATACCTGCGCCAAAGTTTTGTTCAAAAGCAACAATAATGCGTGGCGTTAGTTTGTATGACTTTTCAACACCATCATTTGTTTTTACTTTTACTGCTAATCCATCCATCTTTTCCCCCTTAGTAGATTATAGAATTGCTTTTGCAATTGGGCCTGAGATCGGCCAAGTTGCTGAAACGGTTGCTAACTCTCCCACGCTACCTGAAACTGATTGCCATTCTGAAACAAGCGCGTTAAAGGTGTATTTTGGATTGCTTGCGCTAACTGTTGTGTTAACTGGACGAATTTCCATTGCTACAACCAAGCCAACAGTTCCATTTGTTGTGGTAGTTCCGTTAATTAGTTCTTCAAGTGCATTATCTGCAAAATCTTGATTGAACTCAAGTGTAATTGAGTTATCAGCAAGACCAGCAACGCGTGTACGAGCTGCACCTGTAGTTGAAATACCTGTGGTATCAATAACATCATAACTTGTTGCGAGACTTACTGAAGTCACATATTGGCTAATGTCATTGCTTGCAAATACAACATAAGCATTTGTTAATACTAAGCGTGCCATCTATTAAACCGCCTTTGTAATTACGCCTGAGATTGGCCAAGTTGCAGAAATTGTTGCTAACTCACCAACGGCACCTGAAAGTGCTTGCCATTCTGAAACAACCGCAGAAAATGTGTAACTTGGGTTGCTTGCACTTACCGCACTTGATGTTGGCTTTACTACACAAGTTACATTTGTTCCAACAAGTGATGAACCAACTGCATTGATTGTTACTTCAGGTGCAGATGTTGCAAAATCTTGATTAAATTCAAATGTAACTGAGTTATCAGCAAGACCAGCAACACGGGTACGCGCTCCAGCGGAACCCATACCTGTTGTGTCAACCACATCTTCGCTCGTTGAAAGTGACACGCTCGTAATAAACTCGCTGAGATTGATGCCGTTAATTACAACTGAAGCATCTGTTAGGACTATACGGGCCATTATTTTGTTTCCTCTACTGTTGCTGGTTTAGTTGTTACTGTTTTCTTGAGATGTTCACCTGCAACTAGGGCATCTGCGTTCAGTCCTAGTTCAAGCAATTCTTTATCGGTGATTGATTCACCCTTTTTCTTCGCCTCAAAATTATCTGAGGCAACTGTGTAGCTCATTTTTCTCCTTATCCCCAAACGGTTAGGCGGTAACGGTATGAAAGAAACTCAATATCGCCAGCAGCGTAAGTACCCGCTTCGGCTGATGTGACACGCAAAGTGTTGCAAGCCCCACCAAGAGTTAAATCAGATTCAATTGCTGCCTTGATTGAGTAAGCCCCGCTACCTGCAAGGTACTTATCAAGATCATTTTGGCCAGTACGCTCTGTAAAACGCTGAACCAAAACAATTACATCAAGGTTTGCCTGGTCTAAACCACGGGCATTGTTCAAATCAAAGGTGAAATCCAATTGACCAACGACTGCAGCGGGTGCAACTGGCACGCTTGGGATCAGGTCATAGACACGCATACCCTTAATCGCCTCTAGGTTGGCTTTTAAGCCCTCTCGGACCTGACTTGGTAACATTACTTAGCCAACCCGTTATTTCGGCGCAATGGGCGCAATAACGCCTCTACATCGGCATCTAATTTGGCAGCCAAGCGCACTGTTCCAATGTCTGTTGATCCTGCAATGCCAAATGGTGACTGGCGGCGCAGGAATAGGCGGGAAGCCTGAATTTGTGCCGCGCTATTGACTTCAGCGGGTACGGCTGACCATCCAAAGACACCCTTAACCCGTACTGATTGTGGCAAGTTCCACGGGAAAACATAAGCACCAACGGCCAAAATTCTGCTCATTGGCCAACCGCGTGAAGGATTGTTGACTGGTTCAAACATTGAATCGTCAATTGTCCAAACGGTGTCATAAGTGCGGTTGAAATTATCATCTGTTGCAATTTCACTGATGCTCACAAAGTCATCAGTTGGCAAAATCCAGTAATCGGTTGGTGTGTAGTAACGAGTGGCAGGAACCAAAGGTGTGCCATCCTTGTAAAAGAAACGGCCTGTGTAGTCGTCAATCATTCGGCTAGCAGTAGCAATAGCCACTTCGATTGCAGCGTTGTCCATTGAATCTTCAATATTAAGCGCTGACTTTACATCATTGAGTGTGCAATAGCCGTTAGTGATCGCCACGCGTTGTTCTCGTTTCTACTTTGGGAAGCATTGCGCGTTCCAGTTGTGGAACGGCGGTAGCGGTTTCCTTTGATTTTACCTTAATTCTTAAAATTCTTTTTATGCGTTCCATATATCGTGCTGCCTATCGTCTAACCAGTAGCTCTTTGAATGAGGCAATATCGCCCCTGTGTGCGCATAAATGGGAAAACCTAGCGAGCGAACACGGCGGCAAAATTGTAAATCTTCGCCAATCCATTCACCGTTGATAGGTCCATCCCAAAACCAACACCAATCTTTGCCCTGGTGTGGGTCGGCATCTGCCTGCATTGCTTCCAAAACGCTACGGTGTATTAGCAAACACCCAGTTCCTGCTGCATCTACTTGAAACAATGAATCTTTATCGTATTTATTTAATGGCAAGAAACCTTCAGGGGCATCTTGAAAAATTGTTGGTACAGGTTGTGGATATGGATAACCTGTTTCAAAACTGGCAAATACTAAACCTGCAATTATTGGGCGCTCTGTGTCGTGAGCTGCCTCAATTAACTTATCAAAAGATTCAATAGGCAACTGTTCATCTGAATCCATCATTAAAAGCCAATCAGATTTGGTTTCTAAAAATTGCTTAACCAACCGATTGCGTTGCTTTGATAAAAGCCCTGAACCCTTGATGCGAATAAATGGGCCAAGTCGTGATGATCGTGATTGTGCCAACTGAATCAAACTAAATGCAAACCCGCCGTTGACATTGCCTGGGTCACAACTACCGATTGAAACTTTATGTGCTGACTTCATAGACTCCCCCGAATCATTTAAGAAGTAAGAGGCGGGCCAGTCGGGGGAGAAAGACCCGCCTCTTACAATTTTTAACTTTCGATTAGAAAGTTGGTGCTACTAAACCAGTTCCGCTGATGATTGAAGCGGCCTTTGGATAGCGCTCTGCTGAGAAGGCACCGAAGCCGTACACAACAGACTTGATTGTGAGTGATGAAGCACCAGTTGCATCAAATGACAATGCGAATGGTGAACCTGGTTGCTCCCATAGGTGCATTTCAGGTGCTGCTACGCAGTAAATTTCATCCTGGTTTGTTGCTGCGCCGTATGTTGTTCCAACATTTGCATCAGCAATGATTGGCAAGCCAAGCATTTGGTAACCTGAGTTACCGTATCCTGCTGCGCCTGCG